AGTTCACAAGATAGGTTCCGTGAAATTACGGAACAAGCACTCTAGTGCTGTTGAACCATCTTTTCTATCAGAACGCATTGAGAAACACTGCGGGGTTCCCAACACATGGGGTCCGCCTGCTATGAAGTGCAATTGGATTCCTTTTAATGCCAATGTAGATAAGTTTGGTAAACCAGGCAAAATGTTTGATCCGCTATTGTTGGAACGCGCAAAACGAGATTGGTTACAACCGATTTTGGATGTCATTCCCACATTCAGAGACTATGAAAGTTCTGAAGGCGTGGATACGATGCGTCCACTAACGATGCGTGAAACTATTATGGGGATTAATGGGATTCGATTTATCGATCCTATTCCTATGAACACAGGAACCGGGTTTCCAAATTTTGGTCCGAAAAACAAAGTTGATGCAGAAGGCATTCCGTTGTATTTTGTGGAAGAATTTGACGATCGTGGTCGTATCTTAAACAGAATACCAACACCTCTAATTGTGGAGGAGTATGAGCGCCTATGTTCTTGTTATCTTAACGGGGACAGAGCATATCCAGTTACGACGGCCACTTTGAAGGACGAACCCACAAAACTGGACAAGATCAAAGTGCGTGTTTTTCAAGCCGCACCTGTGGCATTAGGACTATTAATCCGTATGTATTGCTTGCCTGTTGCACGTTTCTTATGTATGCACCCTATTTTAGCTGAGTTAGCTGTTGGAGTGAATGCATTTGGTCCACAATGGAAAGAATTGATGGATCATGCAACCAAGTATTCTTCGGACGACAAGATGCTCGGATGGGATTATTCCAGTTTTGACGTAAGGATGAATTCCCAGATTACACGTACTGTATGGAACATTTTCATAGAGATCGCCCAAGCAATGGGTTATCCTGATGAAGCATTGACCATCATGAAAAATATGATAGTTGACATTTGTCATCCTTTAATTGATATGAATGGATCGATGCTCATGGCGATGGCTATGAATACGTCTGGAAATAATATGACCGTGTATGTAAATAGCGTTGCGGGTAGTTTATACGCCCGCATGGGTTTCTTTCATGTGTTTCCTAAAGAACGTAATTTTCGAGAGTGTGTTGCCCTTTTGACATATGGCGATGATGCTACTGGCTCGGTCCGTAAAGAGTTTGAAGAGTTCAATTTTATTACTTACAAGCGTTTTTTGGAAGAGCATGATATGGGTTTGACATTGCCGGATAAAACTAACGATGAGGTAGCTTTCTTACATAAAGCTTATGTGGATTTTTTAAAAAGGAAAAGCGTCTATATTGAAGAAATTGGCACAGAAATAGGTGCCTTGGACGAAGATTCCATTTTTAAATGTCTACACAGCAATGTGCGTTCGAAAAAAGTGACGAAGAAAGAAGTTGCTTGTTCGTGCGTGGAAGTTGCCTTACACGAATGGTTTGCACACGGACGCGAGCATTACGAAATGCGGCGTCAACAATTAATTGCAGCTTGTGCTGAAGATGAGAAGCTCGTTGTAGAAGCGTTGAAATATACGTTTGATGATCGAGTTGCTAAATGGAAAGCTGGCAATTTAAACCAATTCCTCACAGAAGAGGAAACTTTTGACGAAGAGGAGAATGATCCACAATCGTCGGGAGAACAGTCGTCACTGGATACTGGATCTGATGCAGATTTAGCTTTGGCGCATTTATTATACACATCTTTATGTGGAGGTGGGATATATGCATCACCCACCTCAAGACCCCCCTACCCTGACAACAATAATACCCATTTGATTGGAAGCAGCAACCCCTCAGCTGATGAGAGGGGGTCCGGTCCGAACGGTCACGATTCGGAGGCAGGAGAGAGCGCCAGAGATTCTCACAGTCCACAATGTGTTGCACCAGACACATTTCCACAGCCGCGAGTGCGTCCACGAAGGACACGCCCGCCTACTATCGGAACATTGTACCATCAAGTGCGATGTGCGCAAGGAATTCTGAACTCATTGGAACGTAGTTTAGCAGATTTGGTAATTGCATCAGTAGAAGATGAGCCACAACATGTGCACCGTATGGCCGTACAATTTGAAGACGAAATTCAAACGCTTCCATCATTCGATGAACAATTTGATGATGCGATTGAACCACAGTCTGCGGAAGAACATCCGATGGCTGATTCTGAAGCTGCTGAGCCTAGTGCTCAAACCCCAAATGTGCAATTTACGGATGCGCATCCTGGGTTTCATGATTCAAGAGGCACAATGATGGATCCTTTGCGAAGTTCCATACCAGATGATGAAGTAGCATTAGACAAGTTCTTTATGCGCCCAATTAAAATAAGAGACTATGAGTGGGAAATAAATTCCAATCTCAATGAAACTTTTGACCCGTGGGCTTTATATTTTGAGAACAAACGTGTTATTAACAAGTTGGCAAATTATCGTCTTATGTCTGCTACTCTACACGTAAAGTTTTTATTGAACGGAACAGGGTTACATTACGGAAGAGCCTTAGTGTCTTATAGGCCATTAGATGATTTCGATGCGTTAACTATTAATACTCCGTCGCAAAACGGTTTATGTTTAGCTTCGCAGCGACCTCACCTATACTTGAATCCTACCATTTCTCAAGGAGGTTGTTTGACATTACCATTTTTCACACCATTTAACATGTTAGACATTACAACAGCTCAATGGAGACAAATGGGGCAGCTTGATATTAATTCTTTGACAACATTGAAACATGCGTCAGGATCACCCACTCCAATACGCATTTCGGTGTTAGCTTGGGCCACGAATGTTACTTTGTCTGGACTAACCACACAAAACCCTGCTCTTATCGTTCCACAGTCATCTAATGAATATACTGG